CCCGCCATACCCGATGGACATTGACAAGCCGTTCTTACGGTCAGCCCAGATGATGACGGCTCCGCAGACCCATCGTAGGTTCTTCCCCGTGAGGTTCTTGTAGACGATGATGTTATGTGCGGCGTTATACCAGCACTGGTTCCTGACGTAGCGGAAGGTGGTGTAGCGGAGAGTAGAGAGGACGGTCATTCTTGTCGGCGGCAAGACCTATTTGCTTACCCGACCAGAATCCGTTTTCAGCGTTCCAATAGGTAAATACCATAGAGCATTCGTATATACGTAGAGCAGCATCGTATATACCAAAATCACATAGGAAAAAGCAGTAAAATCATTAATGATTTTACACGTGTTTTTGTATGTCTTTTCGTATATACCAGCATCATAGCCGTATATAGTGCGGTAATGAGGTATTTACCTCTCCCATAGGCGGGGCGGAGTAAAGACGGGCAAAAGAACCTCGTAAGAATACAATGCCTTACAACCCGTATAACCCAAGAACCAACGGTCGCCCACGCAATCCCAAGGCGGCTGCGATTACGGGCTGTCCTGCCCTGCCCCTTTATGATGCGGGGTCGGCTGCTCTCCCGTCCCTCGTCATTACCAACTTCTCCCTAGCAGGTGGGTCGGGTAGTAGTGCCACGGTCACATGGCACTTGCTGAACGGAGGAGACGGGAACACGTCCTACGTTGTCTACCTGTTCGGCGGTGCCAACTCTCCGCCCGTCTTCCCTCGGGACGTAGACAACTTCCCAGCGGGGTTGGCTACGACCTATACGTCTAGCATCACACTCACCGCCAACTGGTATTACTTCTTCCTCATCGTCGCAACCAACTCTGCTGGGGTGAACGAGGCGGTCTCCGCGACCCTACAATATGGTCCACCATTCAACCCAGCAGGTCTGACCGCTCCGCTCGTCACTTGGTTCAAGGGTGATTCAGGTCTCACATCAACTACCTGGGCGAACAATGGAACCAACGGCGGTAGTGCCACGTTCACTGGACCGACGACATCCCAGACCGTCAATGGTCTTTCGGCGGTCTCATTCAAGCCAAACGTAGGGTATGCCACCTACACCACGAACTTCACGGGGCAACCTCGTGCCTTCTTTTGGGTCATCAAGTTCAATGCTGCCCTCACCTCAACTCCTATTCCCCTCGCTGGAAGCACTTATGGTGGCGACCCCTTTATTCAACTCTATACCTCTGGGGCACAGCAATACATGGTTCTCGCATCGTTCGGAGGGTCTACAAGTATTACAACCGATGTGTTCTCCGCAAACCAAACCTCCCTTGCTGCGGTGTTCGGAGAGTTCGCATCGGCGACTGTTGGCAATAACCTTGCCTACTACAACAGCACGTCGTTGACACTGACTGGAAGCAACGCAGCGAGTGGGTATTCAACGGGAAGCCGAACGGGGTATTTGAATGCCTTCGCCAATCCCAGCATCGTTCCGAACACCCAGTCAATAACCTACTGCGAGGTGCTGGGCTATGACGGCGAGTTGACGTCTACCGATGTGTTGAACGTCGTGAATTACTTACGGACGAAATGGGGGACTTCGTAAAAAAGGTTAAGTATAAAAACTCGTTAGTAGGTAAGGGAATGCCTGTCGTTGTATTCAAGGGAATAGAGGGGTGGTGCGACCGCCTTCAAGTTCTCGCACACTGCTTCGCATACTGCCGCAAGTTCAACACGGCACTCTGCGTGGACTGGGACGATGCTATATGGTGTGGGATGAGGGAGTTTGACTTCTACGACTCGTTTGAGGTTGTAGGCATCAAGACCATCAAGAAGGAGCAGGTCTGTCGGATGATTCATGTGAGTAAGAGCCGCATCAAGATTGTGCCGCCCTGCTGGACCCTTGACGAGTTGGTTCGGTTCCCGCCGAACACGATGGACAAGGACCACGAGGGTCCCCTAATGCGGTTTGAGGTCAACGAGAAGATTGATGGCGATGTGATTGTGACCAATGGACGAGGTGAGAGGAAGTGGGACGTCACGGACCTTGCGACCCACCTGCGTGTCCGCCCGAAGATGCGGGAGGCAATCAAGACCATCTTGAAGGATTTCAACCCGTATGGGACGACCCTTCACCTGCGGGGAACCGACCGCCCCGACAAGGGCTTCGTGGAGAATGCGGTTCGGTATTTGAAGTCCAAGACCGAGTTGAGGATTCTGAACGTCATCACGGACTCCAAGGAGTTGTGGGACCACATCAAGAAGGAACTGCCCCGTGCCAAGTTGGTCAACCCGAACGCCAAGTTGCTGAACCTTCCGCCTTCGGTTCACGGGACGCATCAGACAGACCCCCGCGAGTTGAAGCGGTTGGGCATTACCAAGTGGGACATGCTGGTTGACCTACTGGCGGATTGGTTTGCCCTGTGCTTCTCCAAGGGCGGCATCGGACGGGAGGAGTCCACATACTTCTCCATGGCTCGGTCTCTTCACCTGCTAGGAGAGGACAAGGTAGAAGCCATATTGGGGTGGAAGCCCGATGGAATAATCATTGCCCCTAACAATGAAGCCGCTGTTCTGTCGGAGCGGGTCCAAGAGAAAGCAAGTCAAGATGCTGGAACGCTTGTTCCCAGTTCATGAGGTCTATGTGGAGCCGTTCTTCGGCGGCGGTGCGGTCTTCTTCGGAAAGTCGCCTAGTAATAAGGAGGTTGTAAATGACCTGGATTCCCAGTTGGTTCAGGACTACCGACGAGTGGTGGATGCCCCCACCTCCGCCTCCGCCTACCCCACCCCAACAACCCTTGCCGCTCAACGGCGGTTCCTTTCAGGTCACCAATCCACCGTCGGTGCGAAAGTGGTTGAGAGTATTCTCCGCAGGTGTAATGGATTCGCAGGAACATACGTTGAAGACGCATCTGCTCTCGCCACCGACTCCAACCCCGCCCCCAAAATCAAGAACATCGCCGCCTACAAGGAAAGGTTAGGTTCGGCTACACTCCTGAACCAGGACTACCGCAAGGTCATTCGGAAGTATGACTCTGCCAAGACCTTCTTCTTCCTAGACCCGCCCTACGAGAAGAGCGACGGGCTGGGCTACGCCGCGGGGTCCGAGTCCTTTGACTTTGACGAGATGGCGAAGGTGNTGAAAGGCATCAAGGGGGACTTCCTCATTACCATCAATGACTCACCACGCATCAGGGACGCGTTCGCGGGGTTCCAACTCTACCCGTATGGTGTGAAGGGGCATCATGCCAAGACGTCGCACATTGGTCAGAAGGACAGGAAGGAGTTGCTTATTACCAACTATACGCTGCCCCAGACGTGGCGGCGAGGAGAGGGCAACCCGTTCTTCAAGAACTACCTTCGGGCGGTTAAGGTGAGGGCAGAGTTGAACGGGTATGACCCTGATGCTGTCCGCATGGCAGACGACGGCATCCATAAGGTAGAATACAAGACGCCAACAGGTCAGACCGTTCGGTTCGGACGTGTTGGGTATGGGGACTTTATACTTTGGACTCATCTGGAAAGGGAAGGGANGGTNCCAAAAGGGTATGCCTTACGCAAACGGGCGGTCTTTCATAAGTCGCACGAGGCGATTAAGGGAGATTGGAAAACGAATCCGTATTCTCCTAACAACCTTGCTCTCGCTCTGTTGTGGTAGTTTCTTGGTGTCCTGCCACCTTCCCAGATGAATCTTTGCTTTTTTGTTCTCATAACGCTTTGGTGGTATATACGGCGGTGGACCATTGAAGGGGGGTTCCTCTTCATCGCCTTCCAGCCCCACGCCCCACCATTTGCTCATTGTTTTGGTTGGCGACTTTACATGTAGGCACCCATACGGGACTTCACGCTACGAGCCGCCGAACGGACGTCGTCCTTGATGCCCGAACCGACCATACGCTGGAGGTCGGCATCGGGGGCGTGGGCGGGGCTGGACAGGATGTCCTGCTCCGTCAGCACACCCTTGATGATGCGGCTGGAACCCTTGATGGTCTCAAAGAAGCCGCTGCTGATGGGGACGACGTAGAGGGAGAGACCGTTCAACTGGGCGAGGAACTGGTTGCCGACCGTGAGCGTGAACTGGAGCGTGAAGTTGCCGACCAGACCAGGTGCCTGACCCGCCTGAAGGGCGAAGTCGCGACCAGGACGGAGAACCAGCGGACCACCCGCCAAACTAACATACATGCTGGTCACCGTCGTGCCGAGAGCCGCACCCGACGCCTGGCGACCCTCACCGCACCACGTGTTGAAGTCCATGTCCAGACCATTGTTGATGGACATCTTGTAGAGTTCATACTGCGTGTGGTTGGCAAGGAGACCCGAGAAGTTGTCAAAGTTGATGCTGACGCCCTGAATCGGCAGCGTGAAGTCGCCGATGGTGCTGTCCCACAGACCACTCGCAGGGGCGTTGACCGTGCCAGTGCCCACGAGGGACTGGTAGGGGACCGAGCCCGTCGTGCCNGTGCCCGTGCCGAGCGACGTGGTCGTGCCAGTGCCGACGTTGAAGATGGACTGACCAGGGGTGGTCGGCTTGACGTAAATCATCAGCAGGTCGGGGATGTTCGGCAGGGTAATCGTGTTGGACGTCAACTGAGTGCCTGACACCAGCGACTTTGAGATGCTAGACGATGTGCCGATGTAAGACGGAAGAGCAGACACCACACCCGTCGTGATGTAGCGAGGAAACTCCATGTAGGGCACGATGCTCTTCGGCGGCAGCGGGACGTCCAGGGCAGGGGTCATGAACTGAACCGACAGGGCGGGTTGGAACGAATACGGGGCGTAGGACGACGTAAGACCCGTCGTGACCCACGCAGGGAGACCCACAGCCGTGATGCCCGAGGTTCCCACCTGCTTACCGACGAGCGAGGAGGACAGGCGGACGGCACGACTCGGGTTCGGGAGCATGTTCATCTGAACCTGGAAGTTCTGGACACCGAAGAGACCCGTGGAGAGTTCAAAGGCATCACCGAAGATGAACGGCGGCAGGAGGAGTTTCTCCGTGGACTGCCAACGGAGGTAGACCGTCTGGGTCGTGCCAGTTCCACCACCCGTGTAGGCAGCCGTGGTGCCAGTCGCCGCCACGGGAAGACCAGGGGAGGCGAGGATGGCACCCGTGCTGTCGCAGAACCACCACTCCGCCCACGCACCGTTCGGCGACGAGTCCGACGTGTAGCGGACACCGTAGCCGTTAAGCGGGGAGTTGTCGTAGAGCGGCTGTCCGCCCTGTGTGT